GCGCGGCAGCCATAACGCGAACGGTGATCGGCAAACGCCCCGCCCACATAATGAAGGCGCGCTCATCATTAGCAGACGAGGAAGCAAGTTTCGCATAACGTGTAACAATCTGCTCATTTACGGTTAAATCGGACATTTTAGTACCTTTCGGACATATAGCCCCCATATCTTGGGAACTACCCCAATTTTACCCCATGAAGCCCCTCCATGTCCACTCTCAACACGTCCAGCGCGTAGGATAATAATACAGACAAAACACCCAAAACGGACACGCAAGTTTGTGTTGAAAAAAGTTTGTGTTCACTCCGTTTGTGTCGGACAAAACGGACATACCGGACACACTAGCACAATCACCCCACCCCCACCCATACCAGCCCAGACAGTCACACACCGGACAAAAGCAAATAATAGGTAATTATTCTCCTAACAATAACAATAGGGATGAATCGGACATACCGGAAATGTCCGTAATGTTCGACTCCCCTATGTTTAATTTTCACAAGGAGGAGGAGGTGAGTATCTTATTAGTATTTTTTGTGGGTGTTTGGGGGTTTTTTGAGCGTAAGTGTAATCTTTTTTTGTTTTTTATCGTTACGGGTTTACTGTAACGGGGTTAGTATAGTTGTATAGGTATTTTACTCGCCACCTTTGTTGGTGGCTCGTTTTTTTTGGTTGTCACTGCTTGTAATCGCTCGCAGTGTTATATGGGAGTGTTTGGTGTTTGTATGGCGGCTAAGTCTGGTAGTGAGCATCATACGCGGGTTAAGTTGGTGGAGGATCAGTCTGTTCTTTTGAGGCATGTTTCTTCTGGTGTGGATGTGTTTGCGGCGTTGGCCATGGTGGGTCGTCGTGATGCTGCTTTGAAGGTGTGGTTGAAGGATCCTAAGTTTGCTATGCGTCTTGAGGAGGCGCAGTCGGCTGGGTCTGATTCTTTGGCTGTGGTGGTTGCTTCGGGTGGTAAAGAGAATTTGGATTATGCGACGTTTAGTCGTGAGTTTTTGGGGTTAGAGGTTTTTCCTCATCAGCAGTCTTGGATTGATGTTATTGAGGGGCGTGAGCCTACTTGGTTACATGAAGCGTGTACGTATGAGCCTGGTAATCCTAAACGGTTGTTGGTGAATGTTCCTCCTGAGCATGCTAAGTCTACGGTGATGACTGTGGGCTATGTTTTGTATAGTATTTGTATGAACCCTAATATTCGTGTGGCGATTGTTTCTCAGGGTCAGGAACGCGCTAAAGAGTTTTTGTATGCTATTAAGCAGCGGCTTACTGAGGAACCTTGGGCTAAATTGCAGCAAGTGTATGGTCCTGCTGGTGGTTGGAAACAGGGTGCAGATCAGTGGACTCAGGATCGTATTTATTTAAATAGATCTTCTGGTGATCCTAACCCTACTGTTCAGGCTCTTGGTTTTGGTTCCCAAATTTATGGTGCTCGGTTGGATCTCATTATCCTTGACGATATTGTGGGAACTACTAATGCTCATGAGTGGACTAAACAATTAAACTGGTTACAGAAAATGGTTATTACTCGCTTGGGTCCTACTGGGACTCTTTTGGTGGCGGGTACGCGTGTGTCTGCAGTTGATTTATATAAAGAGATTAGGAACCCTGACCATTGGTCTGGTGGTAAATCTCCTTTCACTTACCTTGCAATGCCAGCAGTTTTAGAGTTTGCTGAGAAGCGTGAGGATTGGAAAACTTTATGGAACAAATCCAATATGCCTTGGGATGGTGCTGCAGAAAATTGGATGCTCCAACCAGACGAGGATGGTCTTTATCCTAAATGGGATGGTAGGACTCTTTTCCAACGCCGATCAGAAGTAAGTCCCTCAACGTGGGCTTTAGTGTATCAACAACAAGATGTGGAAGAAGATGCCATCTTCCCCCTTGTGGCTGTAAACGGTTCCATTAACCGTATGCGTAAAGCAGGTCCCATTCATATAGGTGCTCCAGGTCATCCTAAAGATGGTGAGTGGGTATCTGTCATGGGACTAGATCCAGCCATGTCAGGTAAAACTGCAGCAATCATGTATGCTATTGACAGGATCAGTGGTAAAAGACTTGTCTTAGATGCATACAACATGAGTGAACCTACACCAGGCAAAATTCGTGCTTTGATTGAAGAGTGGATCACTCGCTATAGACCTATTGAACTCAGGGTTGAGATCAATGCTTATCAGAAAGCATTTTCCCTTGACGAAAACCTTTCTGAATGGTTACGTAATCAAGGTGTTCAGTTCAGGGAACACTTCACTGGCAAGAACAAATGGGATGTTAACTTTGGTGTAGCCAGCATGTCTAACCTTTTTGGTTACATACGTGACGGCAAACACAATGCTGACAATCTTATAGAACTACCAGATCAAACCAATGAACATATTAAAGCATTAGTGAATCAATTAATTACTTGGAAACCTGACACTAAAAATGCTACAGACCTTGTGATGGCTTTATGGTTCTGCGAAATCAGGGCTAAAGAATTAATACAAAATGGGACATATCGGTCAACCCATATACCCAATCGTTGGTCTACTCGAAGAAACGATAATCAACGAGGTTATATTAATTTAGACATGTTGGCTGCAGAACAAAACACTATTTATGTGTAAGGATAACATATGACGTTAAGCATTGAACAGATCTCGGATAAGTATACCGCCCTCAAAGCGCGTAACTTTACACGCGATCAAGCAATGGCTGATATCCTTGCAGTACGTAAAGGACAATTAGAATCTATTGCTCCTGACTTTTTTCCTGAAGGAATGTCAAAAGCAATGGTAGCCAACTTTGTTGACATTGCGGCAAGAGATATTGCTGAAGTCCTTGCCCCCCTCCCCTCCTTTAACTGCTCCACTACAAATGTTTCTAGCGATCTTGCTAAAAAAGTTGCTGACAAAAGAACAATGATTGCCAACAACTATATTCAATATTCAAAGTTTCAAACCCAAATGTATACTGGTGCAGACTGGTATGGAACTTATGCGTTCCTACCAATCACAGTAGAACCAGATTTTGAAACACGAATGCCACGTATTCGTATTGAAAACCCTATGGGTGCATATTACGAATTTGATCGCCACAATCGTATTGTTTCTTACATGAAGAAATATGCTAAGACAGTACGAGAACTATTAATAGACTTCCCTGAATATGAGTACGCAATTCTTAATGGTCAATCAAGAGATCAAACTGATTTAAACTCTTTGACCGAATTAGTACGATATGAGGATAAAGACCAAATTGTCTTATTTTTGCCAGATCGTGGCAATTTTGTTTTACGTGGTGTAGCAAATCCAATGGGCAAAGTGATGGTGCGTGTAGCACGTCGCCCAGGTGTAGATCCAGATGAACCGCGTGGACAATTTGATGATGTAGTATGGATTCAAGTAGCACGCGCTCGCTTTGCACTCCTTGGAATGGAAGCAGCAGAAAAATCTGTACAAGCCCCACTTGCTGTACCTATGGATGTGCAAGAGTTCTCATTTGGGCCAGATGCAATCCTGCGTTCAAATAATCCACAATCAATCCGTCGTGTTGGTTTGGAACTACCTACTGCAGCATTTACTGAACAAACACTTCTCCAGAATGAAATGCGTTTAGGTTCCCGATATCCAGAAGGACGTTCAGGAACAATTGATGCAAGCATCATCACAGGACAAGGTGTACAAGCCCTCCTTGGTGGATTTGATACCCAAATCAAAGCAGGACAACAAGTACTTGCAGAAGTATTTGAAGATATTATTTCTCTTTGCTTTGAAATGGATGAAAAACTTTTTGGTGGACCAAAGAAAATGCGTGGAATTTATCAAGGCGCTTCCTATGCACTTGAATATGATTCATCAAAAGATATTAAACAAGATTATAGTGTGCAAGTACGTTATGGTCTTATGTCTGGACTTGACCCATCTCGTGCTTTAATTTTCTCACTCCAAGCATTGCAAGCAGATCTCATTTCAAGAGACTTCATTATGCGTGAACTTCCTTGGTCAATGAATGTTGTTGGTGAACAAGAACGTATTGATATTGAAAAAATGCGTAATGCTCTTACTAGTTCTCTTCTTGCAGCCTCACAGGCTATTCCACAACTTGTTGCACAAGGTGGAGATCCTTCTAATCTTATTAATAAAATAGCGTCCGCTATTCAAGCAAGACGCTCTGGTACATCTATTGAAGATGCTGTGTCAGAAATCTTTGCCCCAGCACCTGCACCAGAAGCACCAGCACAACTCGCTCCACCAGCAGGCGAGGCTCCTCCAGTTGAGCAATCACAAGCGACACCTAACGCTGCTCCTGCCCAAAATGCCCCTGCTGGTGCTTCTTCTCCCGATGTAGCAAGTATATTATCTGCTTTAGGCGGATAGCATGACAACAATAATTGGAATCCAACATTCTTGGGGTTCTGTTATGGCTGCAGATAGTCAAATCACTTGGGGTGAAATGCCTTGTAATTCATTTGGTGTAGATAAAATAACTACAAATAATGAATACAATATTGGTGTAGCAGGTGAAGGACGCACTGGTGATATTATTACTAGCGTGTGGAATCCACCTAAACGAATTCCTAATGGTGATTTGTATAAATTTATGATTAATAGTGTTGTACCTTCGTTGCGTAAAACATTAATAGAAAATGGCTGGAAAGAAGCAGAGTCTGGTAAAGATAACGATCTAGATATTATGATATCTGTCAAAGGACAACTGTTTGTAATATGTTCAGACTTTACTGTAATACGAGACGAAGAAGGATTTTACGGTATCGGCAGTGGCGGTGCATATGCTGTTGGAGCACTTTATGCAGGTAGTACACCAGAAAATGCTATACGTACAGCAATGAAATTTGATGTTAATACTGGCGGCAATATTCAAATAATGAAACAGGTGAGAAATGCCTAGAGGCGGATACCAAAAACCTAGTAATCCTGCACCTGTATCTAATCCTGGTAGTGGCAACCGTACTGATGGTGGACCACAATCTATCCAAGCAATACCTGGTGGAAAATATGGTGAAACTAAAGCATTACATGATATGCAAGCCGCTATCCCACAAGGCATGGCTGGAACCGCTACACCTACACGCAAACTTCCAGGCATTGTTGCATTAACTGAAAAAACACAACGCCCTAACGAGTTGCCAGAACATGGTATGCCATTTGGTGGCGGTGCTGGACCTGAAGCAATTAACATGCCATCATTTGCTCCTGCTGCAGATCGTCCTCTTTCTGAAATTCTTTTTGAAGCAGCAAGAAATGATCCTACTGGTCAACTTACAGAATATGCTGAATCGCTTGCCAACAGAGGTCTGTAATGGCTGAGTGGAAAAATATTTCAGGAGCATCTGAAACTTTATTAGCAGCAACTGCTGCTACTCAAATGCTTCCAAAAGATCGTGCTAAAGTTAATGGTTTTGCTTGGTTAACTGATCAGCATAAGCGTCTTGCATCTATGCCAGTCAATGATGCTAAAAAAGAATATGGCAAACTTCAAAAAGATGTACAAGATAGTTTGCAAGCATATTTTGGTCCAGATGTAAAAGATAAAGAAAACAATTATTTTCCAGACAATGAATCATCTATTCTTGGTAGTGCATTTAATGTAGTTAAAGATATTGCTGGTGCTGGTCTTGAAGGTATTTCAACTTATGTAAATAGAATCACTACGCCATATCGTGTAAGTCAAGCAACTGGAAGTATTTTTAACTTTAAAGATTATAAAGATTATACTGATGGCAATCAAGTTTTTGATAAAAATCTTGAAACTAGAGTAGATAAATTTTATGATGCTTCTACGGTAAAAATTGCTAAAGCAATATCAACTGGAAAAACATATGGTCAAGTTCTTTCTTCTTTAGAAACTGATCAAGAGTTTGCTGCTTTTGAACAATATATGAAAGAAAAAGGTCCAATAGGTCAAGCACTTAAAGATTATGATAATGCTAAAATATCTTATGGTAGAAGTATAGCAAACATTTTTTTTGATGTAGAGCCAGGAGAAAATGGTGCTGAAGCAACAGCACGCAAAAATGTTTCTGGTGCAAGTGATTTAGTTGCTGGTTTTATTTTTGATCCAACTATTGCTGTAGGTAAGTTTGCTGCTGCTGTTAAAATAGCGCGCTATGGAACCATGGCTTTATCTCGTGCCGCACTTGGAGAAAAAACACTCCTACAAAAAGTGGGTGTTGGCGGCAGTATAGATAAAATGTTTGAAAAACAAAAAGTTGTTGATTTTTGGGATAAGGCTGGTAACCTTATTGAAATTAGCAATACTGGTAGTCGTGCTGAAAAAGCAATTGCTATTACACAACTTAAAAGATTAGCACCACAATTTCATGATGATGCTATTAGCATTTTTCGTCAAGCAAACATTACTGATGCTAACTCTGCTAAAGACTTTTTAAATAATGCAGACAATCTTGAAAACATTATGCGTGGTAAAGTTGGAAAACAACAAATGTTTCTTCCAACATACGGTACTATCCGTAAAGGAAAACTTGTTTTAATGAACTCAGTACGCAATGTTACTGGTGTTGGTAAAGCAACTACTAATGTTTCCGATATGGAAAAAGTTTTACAAAAACTTGATCAAGGAATATCAGTTGAATCTGCAATTGAAATCAATAAAATTCAAGCAACGAGTAATCGTATTGCTAAAATGTTTGAGCGTGCTCTTACTAATCGTACTATCTATATCGGCGGTATTGATGAAGTTACTGGGGCTGCTAATGTCTCAAAAAGTAGATCACAAGTTTTCACTTTAGCAAGAGCAGTGCTTCCACGTTATGAGGCAAGTGTTATTGCTGACGCTTTTGCTGCATCTAGAAATAACTCTGAAGCATTAAATATTATTAAAGGATTATTTGATACTATTGCTGATGCTACTGGCGTAAGCCGTGTAGGAAATAATAAGCAAGCCTATGATGAAATCATGAGCAGTATGACTAATCAAAAATATAGTGAAGATATTATTCTTGATTCTGAGGCTAAAAAACTTATTGGCAATCCTAATCTTACTCAGTTTAATCCTGCTGAATTTGGTGGAACTCAATCTGCTGTAAGATCAGAACAACTTGCTAATCAAATTAATATTCCAGACTTTCAAAAGTTTTTTACACATGCAAATAATAATGAATATGCACTTCAAAAAGCAATTGGTGGAAGTATTAATAGTAGATTAGTACAAAAGACAACAGACTATTGGTCTGCATTAAATCTTTTGCCACGTCTTGGATATCGTGCAGTATTTGATGAAACCCTATTTAATTATTTGACAATGCCTGTTGCGGTAGCAATGCATTTAGTTAGTGGAAAGTTTGCTGCTACAGCAATTGCTCGCATAACATCTAAAGATGATAAGAGTCTTGGTGTAGTAAGTAGACTGTATAATAAAGTTAGAAATAATTATGATCAAAACATTATTGATGGTTTAAAGAATCCTGCACAAGAAGCAGACTATGTTGAAAGTGTTCTTATCTCAAATTCTTGGAGTAAGTTTGCTGGAGATAAAACAGCAAAGTGGACTGCTGGTTTGATTAGAAATAATGGAACAGCACATTTGCAAGCATTAGGTGAAGGTGCTTCTCAAAGTGTTCTTGGTGGTCCAATTAAACCAAGTGTTGGTTCTGTTGCAGATAATACTAACATTAATCTTAGTATAGCAAAAGAATTAAAAAATATGAATAAGGAATTTAATAGTAATATTGCTGTTGTTCCTAAAACTGATGAGGGTTATAGAGTTAACTTTCTTGCACAGTTAAATAATAGAGTAGATCGTAGTGGTAAAATTGGTGAACTTTCTGTTATTCATATGGAAAATCCCAGTAAGGCTGTTCGTGAGATTGAAAATTATTTAAAAAATGATGTTGTTGGTAAAGAAATTTATCAAAGATTTGAAATGGCTGGTAAAGGTGCTTCTGAAAGAGAAGTTGCCATAAGATCATTTTTACATACACGTAATCTTTTCATGTCAGATCAGGGAGTTTTTAATAAGACTTTACTTGATCGTGTTCGTACAAAGAATGCCAAAGGCAATTGGGTTGTTGATGGCAAGTTAGATATTAATGCTGTTGATGATATTTGGGATCAACTTCCATCAAATATTCTTGGATATAGTACTAAAATTTCTATAGAAAAAAATCTGCAAGGAATAATAGATAAAACTATTCAACTTGGTTTCAAAGTAAGCGATAGACAACTTTCTCAATTATCACGTCATCCTGTTTACATGGCTTATTATTTTAATTACCGTAAACTTTTAACACTTAATGAAGAAGCATATGTTAAAAGAATTATGACAGCAAATCCTAATATGAAAAAAGATATTGCTGAAAATGCTGCTGATCGTAGATACAGTAATCTTGCTTCAGATTTTGCTTACCAACGTACTATTGGTGCTATTGATAATCCTAATGTGCGTTCTAATCTTGCTTTTGGTGTAAGAAACGTAGCACGTTACTATCGTGCTAATGAGGATTTTTATCGTCGTACAGCAAGATTGTTGAAGAATCCTGATTCTCTTATTAAATTACGCATTCTTTCTGAAACCATAGATCATTCTGGTTTTTTTCATGAAGATCAAAATGGTGACAAGTATTTTATGATTCCTATGGATCAAATTATGTTTAACATTTTAAATACTTTACCTTGGATGCAAGATGCCATTAAGGGTCCAATGCCTTTGAGTCTTACTGGCAAAATGAAAATGTTGACTCCTTCAATTGATCCTGATTCTGCTTTACCAACATTTTCTGGTCCTATTGCTGGTATTGCTCAATCTATTTTATCTAAAGTTATTCCAATAGAATTTAGAGATAAACTTAGTACAGCACTTTATGGCAAATATGCTACTGGCAAGAGTACCGCAGAACAATTAACTCCATCTGTTATTCGTAGATTTTTACAAATGAAAGATGACTTTACTGGATCTCCAGAAAGTTTTTCTGATCCTACTGATGAGATTTATTCTGCTACTGTTAAAGCGGCAGCATATTATGCGGCTAATGGTAAGGGCTTAGATGCTTCTGCTGGTGTTCTTGAAAGAGAACAACATCAACATGATGTTCAACAGACCGCACGTAATATTTTAGTTTTGCGTTCTTTGCTTGGTATTTTTACTCCTATATCTCCAACAGTATCGCAAACTAAAGATTTAGATTCTCAAATGTTAAAAGATAATGTTTCTTCATTAAAGCAAGAGTACAATAATTTGCTTTCTGCTGAATTTGCTAAAAATTCTGTTGATCCTTATAGTACTGCTTTAATTAAGTTTACTAAAATCTTTCCTGGGGCTTCTGTCTACAGCATTTCAGAATCTGAAGCAAGTCAACTTGGTAGTATTAAGAAAAGTGTTGCTGCTGCGGACTGGATTAAGAAAAATCAGGATATTGTTAAAAAGTATCCTAAGGGTTTTGCTTGGCTTGTTCCAGATCATGGTGATTTTAGTATTGAGACTTATTCTTTCCTTAAAGCAGAAGGTATGTTAAAGCGTAAAGAACTTGATAATTATTTTATGCAAATTTCTGTTGTTAATGAAGAAAATCAATATTTTGATATTAAGAAGAAGTATGAAACTCTTATCTCAACTTCAGCACCTGATCTTGCTCAACAGTACCGTAATCAATATGCTGTAGAGAAAGATACATTTCTTAAAGATAAACCATATTTGAAATTAAAATTTGAGTCTCCAAATGATCTCAATTTGCTTCAAACTAAATATGATTCATTGGATGACCTACGTCGTCTAGTTAATTCTAATGACATTAGTCCATCTAATGCTAGCGTGTCTAAGATTCGTGATATTATTGATATTTTTGATAATGCAAAGGTTGCTATGGGATCTTTGGGTTATAGTGATAATGAAAACAGTTATCGTTTGAAAGTTAAAAATGATGCTTGGACTAAAATCAATAATATAACAAAGGATAATATGGCTGCCGCTAATGTTGCTGATGAACTTATTAAAAGATTATTGGAGATATAATGGCTAGTACTAAACCTAATAGGTATACTGCTAAAGATCCATTTGCTGGATATACTACTAATGTATTTCAAGATGTGCAATACAATTCATCTACTAATACTATATTTAAAGCAACTGAACCTGGAATAGTGGAAGAGTATGTTTTTGATTTTGATGGAAAACTTATTCCAACAACTACTTTTCTTGCTTCTGTTCAATCTAAACCAAAAGAAGAACGTGCTGCATTACAAAAGTATTTAAAGTCTATTGGTTTAAATATTGCTGTTACTGATGGTGGATATGATTCTACTGGTAACTTTGAAAAAATTCTTGTTGGTTATGCTCAAGCAAATGCTGCAAGAAATTATGCTCTTTATCAAAGTGCTAAGGATAAAACAAAGTTTTCTCCTGTAAATCTTAATATTTTTATTAAAGATTATGCTGGTACTGGTAAAGATACTTCTGGTGGTCCTAAGAAAACTATTGACTATAATGCACCATTTACTCCTGCTCAGGCAAAAGATCTTGCTAATACTCTTGCAACTAAATTTTTAGGTCAAAAAGCAACTGATGCTCAATCTGCATTAGTATTAGATGCTATTAATAATTTAATTAAAAGTAAACCAGATACAATAACAACTTCTGTTTCTGGTGATATTCAAACTATTAAAAGAACAACTGGTGTTACTCAAGCAGATATAGAATCTACTGCAGGATCTATTTTAAAAAAATCTCCTGAATATAAACCTTATCAAACTGCTACTACTTATTATGATACTTTTCTTAAAACAATTAGTAATCCTTCGGTTAGTTTCTAGGACAACATATGCGCTCACCTCTTGAACCTACAGTTCAACCACAAGCAACAAATGCTGAACCTAATGACTATGCCGATAAGCGTTTCTCTGATGCTGGTGCTGTTGGAAGAATGGGCAGTTCTGTTCAACAGAATATTAATAAAATGCAACAGTCTGTTGATTCTTTAAATCCTTCAACTTCAACAGAAACTCCCACTCCTGGTTCTAATGTTACTTCTGTTTCTGAGTTAGGAACTCAAGCAACCACTCCAACTCTTGGAGAAAAAGGTTCTGCTTTTAAAGATCGTCCTTTTGCTGGTTTAACTAAAGATGAACAAGATTTACTTCAATCTAAATATGGTTATGCTTATTCTTTGATTGCTTCAGATCCAAGTTTAGAAAAACTTTTTATTGAAGCAATTGTTAATGAACTATCTCCAGATGCTTTTGCTGCAAGAATAAAAGGTAGCAACTGGTATCAGACTCATAATAATAATCAGAGAGCATACGAAATATTAAAAGCAACTGGTGGTGCTGACTGGACAAGTCAACGCAAGGCTACTGCAGATGCTATTCAAAAGAATGCAACACGAGTTTTAGGTAAGACTTTGACTCCAGAAGAGTTAGATATTTCTGTTGATGAGTTTCTTCAAGGTTTTGGTGTAGACAAAGTAAACGATCCTAATACTGTGGGAAACTATGTTGGTAAAAAGTTTTTCCCTAATGGTGCTCTTAATTATGGTGGTTCTGCAGCAACCAATGGTGTTACTCTTAATACTTATGCTAAGTCTATGGGATTAAAGATTTCTGGTTCTGAGTTAAGTAATTATGTAAGCAAGATTGCTTCCGGTGAAGATACTATTGATAATCTTAAAAACAATATTCGCAAAAATGCTACAAATTTGTATCCTCAATATAGTGATCGTTTTGATGCTGGTGCTACTTTTGATGATGTTATGTATCCTTATATTAAAACTATGGAACAACTTGGTTTTGATGTAGATAATTTGGATACTCAAAAAAATGGAACTGCAGATATATTTATTGATCCTTTATTGCAGAAGGCTGCATTTGCTGTTGATGCTAAAGGTAATCCTGCTCCTATGGCTATATATAATTTTATGACTGCTGCTCGCAAAGATAAGCGTTGGCAATATACTGATAATGCTCATGCTGAATATGCAAATATTGCTAGAGATGTTATTGGATCATTTGGGGGTGCTGTCTAATGGCTGATATTAACAATAATGGTATTCCTGATGAGGTAGAAGCAGCAAATATTCAGATCGCTAATGATAAGGCTTTGGCTGATGCCAATAAGGCTGCCGGTCGCGCTGAGGCTTCTACTTTATTAATTAAATGGCTTTCTACTTTTTTTGATCCTGCTAAAGATATGTCTACCATTACAGATTTGGCTACTTTTATTGATCAACAAATTCAAGCAGGTTCTCCTGCTGATGCTATTAAGATTGATCTCCGTTCTACAAATGCATACAAAACTCGTTTCTCTGGCAATGCTGCTAGAGTTTCTGCAGGTTTATCTGAATATACTCCTGCAGAATATTTGCAGGCTGAAGAATCTTACAATGATATTTTGAAACGTGGTGGTCTTGATAAACTCGCTACTCGTTCTAATTTTGCTTCTCTTATTGGTAATCAAGTTTCTGCTGTTGAGTTACAAGACCGTGTTGTTAATGTTTACAATAATATTACTAATGCTGACGCTGGTTTGCAGGCTCAATTGAAACGACTTTCTTCTACTGTTGGTATTACTAATCAAGATCTTGCTGAGTCTTTGCTTATGGGCAAGGAGGGTGCTGCTTCTTTGAAGAATAAAATTAATCAGGCTGAGATTCGTACTGAGGCTGCTACTCAGGGTTTGACTTCTACTTTGGGTGATGTTGAATTGCAGCGTCTTGGTGTTACTCGCGAGCAGGCTCGTGCTGGTTTTGCTAATGTGAAATCACAAAAAGATATTTTAGGTAAGTTGTCTAGTATTTATAAGCAACCTGGTACTATTGGTGATATTCAAAGTGAACTTGAGAAAGAGCAGTTCACTGGTCTTGAGTCTCAGAGACGTAAAAGTTTAGCGAAACAAGAGATTGCTTCTTATAGTAAACAGATTGGTACTGCTTCCTTAGGTAGTAGCATTACTGGTCTAGTATAGTTCTCCCTAGCGGATCGACCAGCCCCGCAGGTGTAACAGACTGGTAGCAAGAGCCATACTACAACCCCGTGTAACTATGCGGCTTGCGAACTCACAAAAAAGAAGGGTGGAGTTGCGATGAGCAACAAATATCAAGACTGGGAAGATGACGACGATACTATGGAAGATGATGATCCTAATTCGACGGATCTTGTGCGTAAGTTGCGCAAGGCTGATCGTTCTAAGGAGAAGCGTATCCGTGATTTGGAGTCGGAACTTAATACTATCCGTTCTGCGCAGCGCGGTAACAGTATTAAATCTATCTTGTCTGAAAAAGGTGTAAATCCTAAAGTGGCTGCTTTCATTCCAGAGGACATTGATCCCACGCCCGAAGCGGTAGAGAACTGGATTAACGAATATGCAGAACTTTTTGGTTTAAAGAATAATGCTGATCAGAATGGTTTGTCGCAAAACGATGTTAATGCTTTGCGGGAAATTGATTCTGTTACTAGTGGTGCTCTGTCTCCAGACAAAGAACAAGATATTATCTTGCGTCTTGACCAAGCACAAAGCGTTGATGATATCATGAATATGATTAATTCAGCGGAATCGTAAACTTCTAACATAAGGAATTCTCATGGCTTATACTTCTACTGATTCTGCCAGTTTAGGCGGAACTGTTGGTAGTGCTGGTCTTGTACAGAAGGCTTATGACCGTCTTGTTGAGTTCGAACTTCGCGCTCAACCTTTGATCCGCAGTGTTGCAGACAAGCGTCCCGCTCGTCAAGCAATGCCTGGTTCTTCGGTCGTTCTCCAAACTTACAATGATCTTGATGTTGCTACTAACACTCTTACGGAAACAACCGATCCTGATGCAATTTCTCTTGCGACTCCTAGCCAGGTAACTATTACTCTTAACGAGTATGGTAATTCGGCTCTTGTTACTCGCAAGTTGCAATTGTTCAGTCTTGCTGATGTTGATCCTGCGATTGCAAATATCGTAGCATTCAATATGGCAGATTCAATTGATACTGTTGCACAAAATACCCTTATCCAAGGTACGAATGTTATTTATGCAGCAGGTGCAAGTGGTAATACTGCTGCTACCAGCACTGTAACTACTGATGCTGCTGATACTATTGCTGCTTCAGATATTCGCAAGGCTGTTGCTAAACTTCGTGCAAATAAGGCAACTGCCCGCAAGGGTTCAATGTACTGGTGTGGTATCCACCCTGAAGCATCTTACGATCTTCGTGCGGCTACTGGTGCTGGTTCATGGCGTTTGCCTCACGAGTACAATAGCAATGAAAACATTTGGGCTGGTGAAATTGGTTCTTTCGAAGGTGCTTATTTCGTCGAGTCTCCTCGTATGTACACTGCTAAGGATGGTGCAAACCAATCTGCACTTGCTACGGCTGCTGCCGTCAGCGGTGTTTCTGGTGCATATACTATCGTAGCAGCAAATAGTGCTTTTGGTGGTCGTGCTGAGGTTGGTGACAAAATCTCTGGTACTAACGTTGGTAGTGGTGCTAAGATTACCGCCATCTCTGTTGGTGCTACTAACACTACTTTCACTGTTGACGTTGCTAACTCTGGCACTGTCGGAACCAATACCCTTACTGTTACTCCAGTAACTCGCGTTTACCGTACAATTCTTGCTGGAAAGCAAGCATTTGCGGAAGCGGTTGCTTCTGAGCCACATGTGGTTATTGGTCCAGTCACGGATCGTTTGATGCGTTTCCGCCCAATTGGTTGGTATGGCGTGCTTGGTTTCGCTATCTACCGCAATGAGGCACTTTACCGCATTGAGTCCGGTTCTGCGATTGGCGCTCTCTAATAAATGATGGTTGGGCGGGGAGAGTTTTCTCCCTGCCCGACTATTATTAGTAAGGAAAAATATGTCTTATCTTTTTATTCCACCCACTGTTGAAGAGGGACCTATTGGTCCTCATAGACTTCATCAATTTTATACTTTGACTCGTGGAGTTACTGTATTAAAAATTGAGGGTGAATATTACGAAATTCGTACTCCTTCTCAAGATGAGATTGATGAGGCTGAGATAACTTATCTTGGTGGGCATGAATATGTTGTCTCTGATATTGAAGCAAGTAATTTAACTGATGCTGGTTATGGGTTGAATTTAACTTTATTGTAAGGATTATTATGGCTTGTCGTGAAGGTTGTCCTACACAGGATTGTGATTCCTATGCTGATTGTTGCAAAACTATTAATATTGATAAGTCTAGTTTGAAGAGTTGATTATGGGTTTACATAAGAAGGATCATCCAGAAGTGGTTGATGGTTGTTTTGGTTGTAAAATTATGGGCTTGCAGTTAAGTCCTGGGGATGCTGCTGGTAATAAAGCAATGTCGTCTAAGAAGTGGAATGGCGAGTTAAATGCTTATCAAAGTGCTAGGGAGCAGGGTATTCAACCTGGTGGTACGACTATGAATAAGATTCGTGCTGCTCATATTGCTTCTGAAAATCTTGGTCGTGCTTATGATGGTGGCACTATGCCTCCTGCACATACGGTTAATAAAAGGGTTGCTCAAACTATGAATGAAGTAGGAGTTTAATATGGCTAAAAAAATGGTTGCTAAGAAGATGGTTGCTAAAAAGGTTGCCCCTAAAAAGGGTATGGTTGAGAAGTCTACTGGAGAAAAGTATGTTTCTAAGGCTGCTATGAAGAAGCATGAAAAGGGCGAAAGCAAGACTGACATGATGAAAGAATATGGTAGCAAGTTTAAAAAGGGTATGCGCTAATGCCTCCTAAGACTTCTAAACCTTTACCTAAACCTTCCGCTAAATCCAAGATTCCGGTTAAGCCTGTTAAGAAAGCAGCAGTGAAGCCTTCTGCCAATAAGGCTGAGACTATATTGAAGCAAGAGATTGCTAAGGGTAATACTAAAAATTTTAATAAGACTCGTGAGGCTATTGCTAAAAAGACTGGCACTTGGCCCAACGGTTACACTAACTAAGGTTGATTGATGTCTACTCCTGCTTGGACACGTAAAGAAGGCAAGAACCCTAAAGGTGGTTTAAACGCCCGTGGGAGGGCTTCTGCCAAGGCTGAGGGTCATAACCTTAAAGCACCTGTAAAAAGCGGTGACAACCCCCGTAGAGCCTCGTTTTTGGCACGTATGGGTAATATGCCTGGGCCGGAACGTAAACCCAATGGTGATCCTACTCGTTTGCTTCTTTCGTTGCAAGCCTGGGGAGCATCTTCTAAGGCTGATGCTAAGAAAAAGGCTGCTGCTATTAGTGCAAGAAATAAGGGGAAAAAATGAAAAAACAAGTTTGGGATACACCTAATCCTAAAAAGAAATCTACTCCTTTGACTCCATTGCAAAAAGCGTCAGCAAAAGCAAAAGCAAAGACAGCAGGTAGACCTTATCCTAATTTGATTGACAATATGCGAGCAGGAAAGAAGAAAAAATGAAGAAGTCTACTTCTAAGGTGCAGAAGGTTATGCATGAATTTAAGACTGGTTCTTTACATACTGGTAAAAAGGGTCCAGTTGTTAAATCTAGGAAGCAAGCGATAGCGATTGCTCTATCTGAGCAGTCTAGGGTCAAGAAAGGTAAGAAGTAATGGCTATTGACAAATCTAAATGGAATACTAATATTAAAGTTTCTCAGTCTATGATTGATTCTATTAAGAAGCAGGGCATGACTAAGGCTTTGCGTACTGCTGCTACTAGTACTGATGTTAAGTATGTTGAGGGTGTAAAGCGTCTTTATACTGCTGAGCGTCTTAATGCTGCTAAGAAGGTTGCTGGTCAGAGTGCTCGTGTTGTTCCCGTTCCTGGTGGTTCTAAACCATCTATGAAAAATTCTGTTCCTAGTGGTTCTAAACCATCTATGGGAAATCCTGTTCCTGGTGGTTCTCGTCCAAACATGGATACTCGTTCTTCTACTTCCGGTTCTGGTGCTCGTCTTGTTCGTGTTAATCCTACTTCTAAAATTTCTGATTATCGTTATTCAAAAAATAATCCTAGTGGACGTAAAAGTCCTGCCTTGGGCATGTCTCGTGGTTCTTCAGGTAAAGTTGGTACTGCAAAAGCAAAGGCTGACGCTCAAAAAGTTTTAGATGTTATGGCAACTATTGCAACTGCTATTCCTCTGGGCAGGGCGGCTGGTATTGCTTATAAAGGCACTCGTGTAGCGACTGGTATTGCAAAAGCAAAACCAATTGTTAAAGAAGCAGTTAAAAGTGCCAATAAGGCTCGCACTGCTGCTGCCAATGCAGCAATTAAGGCTAGTATTAAAAAAGATGTTGCTGCTAAGGCTGCAAACAGAACTGCTTCTTCTGGTGGTCGTGCCGCCAAGGCTCCAGTTAAAAGTCAGCCAACTCCTAAAAAGGCTGCACCAGCAAAAGGACCTGCAGCATCTAAAGTACAAGCAAAGCCTGCTGTTCAAACTGCTAAGCCTACAAAAGTTAAACCAATTGAACCTGCTTTAACTAAAAAGCAAATAATAAAGCGTATTGGTGCGGTTGGTACTACTGGATATCTTGCTAACGAATATAGTAATAGGAAGAGATAATTATGTGTACTACATGTGGATGTAATTACAAAAACTATAAACACCGTCCCGATGAAATGATAACCAAAATGCCAGCATCATTTTATGGTACAACAAAAGTTGTTGACAATATGCCTAAGGTTCCTTCGGTTCCTGTTAGAAAAAACACAACCAAAAAATAGTATAACTATGGCGGGATATTATGACTACATTAAGTGAAATTGTTAACGAGGTTGAAATTAATCTCGCTGGTTACACTATGCGACAAGATCGCGCTACACATTTAACTGTTGCAACAACTAGTTCTGCTATCACTTTAAATGTTTCTTCTGCAGACAATATCGGTAGAGGTATAATCCAAATTGATGAAGAACTCATTTACGTAGAATCTTTTGATCGCGTATCGAACACTATCAACGTAGCACCGTATGGTCGTGGTTATGCTGGAACTACTGCAGCAGCACATAATGTTAATGCTAAAATAACAATTGCACCAACATTTCCTGTTGTAGCAATTAAGCGTGCTATTAATGACACTATTCGTGCAGTATATCCACAACTCTTTGGTGTGGATACTCATACTTTTACTTTCTCTCCAGCAAAAAATACTTATTCTATTCCTGATGAAGTAGCAGATGTTTTGAGTGTTTCTTGGGAAAGTGTTGGTTCTACTAAAGAATGGTTCCCTGTAAGAAATTGGAGACTAGATGCAATGGCTAATAGTAGTGCTTTTTCTAGTACTAATTCTATTAGCATATATGACAATATCAGCCCTGGTCGCACTGTACAAGTTTTTTATGCTAAAGAACCTACTCCTTTATCTGCTAACGCAGACGTTTTTACAACTGTTACTGGATTAGCAGAATCCCAACGTGATGTAATTGTTTTAGGTGCATCATATCGTTTGTCTGCTTTTGTTGATCCTGGTCGTCTTACTTTCGTTTCAGCAGAATCTGATGAGGTTGACAAGAACCGTCCTTTTGGTTCTGGAAACAATACTGCTCGTTTTCTATTGGCTTTATATTCACAACGCCTTAATGAGGAATCTGCTCGTTTGCGTGGTAAGTATCCGATCCGCATTCATTACACCCGTTAGAAGGTCATAGATGGCACGTAAATATTCTTCCCTTTCGCAAGAAACAACTCTTGTTTCTGCTATTACAACATCAGATTTAACTATGACAGTTTTATCTGCTTCGAGCGTACTTGGTGGTGTTACTTTACCAGCGACGGCTGGCGCTGACAGTATTACTCTTGTAATTGATCCAGATACTGCTAACGAAGAAATTGTTAATGCTACAGCAAAAAATATTAATGTTCTTACTATTGTTCGTTCTATTGATTCAAGTATTGCAAAAGATCATGCTGCTGGTGCAAAAGTTCGTCACATGGCTATTGGTCTTGATTTCCGTAATGCTAGCGAACATATTGAAGGTGGTCTTGCTCAACACGCGGCAACTACTTCTGCTGAACTTAGAGGTGTTATCTCTGATGAAACGGGTACTGGTTCTCTAGTATTTGCTATATCTCCTACTCTTGTTACACCAACTCTTGGTGTTGCTACAGCAACTAGTATCAACGGAACTACTATTCCAACTAGTGCTACTCTTGTTAAAACTAGCGATACTGGTACTGTTACTAGCACAATGATCCTTGATGGAACTATTGTTAACGCTGATGTTAATGCTTCTGCAGCAATTGCAGCAACAAAGATTTCAGGAACAGCAGTTACTCAGGCAGATACGGGTACAGTAACTAGTACTATGATTGCTGATGGCACTATAGTCAATGGGGATATTAGTGCTTCTGCTGCCGTTGCATATAGTAAACTTGCTTTAACGGGTGCAATTGTTTCTACAGATATTGCTAATGATACTATTGTCAATGCTGACATTAATACTGCTGCAGCAATTGATTGGACCAAACTAGCAATTTCTTCTACAGTAAGTGCTACCGAACTTGGTTATGTTGATGGTGTTACTTCATCAATTCAAACACAATTAGATTCTAAACTACCAACCGCTACGGCAGCAAGTACTTATGCACCATTGGCTAGCCCAGCATTAACTGGTGTTCCTACTGCTCCTACGGCTGCAGCCAATACTAATACTACCCAGATTGCTACTACTGCTTATGTGCAGACGGAACTTACTGATTTAATTAATGGTGCTCCTGGTGCTTTAGATACTTTGAATGAATTGGCTACTGCTTTAGGTAATGATGCTAATTATTCTACAACTATTTCTACTGCGCTTTCTCAAAAGTTACCTAAGACTGGTGGCACTATGGTTGGTGCCATTGATATGGGTGGATATAAGGTAACTAATCTTGCTACACCAACAGTATCTACTGATGCTGCAACTAAAGGATATATTGATACTGCCGTAATTGCTCCTACCAATCTTACTGGTCCTATTACTTCTGTGGGTAATGCTACTGCTATTGCTTCACAAACTGGTACTGGTACTAAGTTTGTAATGGATACTAGTCCTATTATTGTAACTCCTACTATAACTGGTTCTATTATTGCAACAGGTTCTATTAATGGCACAACTATTCCTACTAGTAAAACTCTTGTTACAACTACAGATAAATTATCTGTTCATGCTGCTACTACATCTTTAGAACTTGCTGGGGTTATATCAGATGAGACAGGTACTGGTTCACTAGTATTTGCAACTTCTCCAACTCTTGTTACTCCAGCACTTGGTACACCTTCTTCTGTAACACTTACAAACGCTACCGGACTTTCTTTAACATCAGGTGTTACTGGAACATTGCCGGTAGCAAATGGTGGTACGGGTGTAACAACATCAACAGGCACTGGTGCTAACGTATTAGGTACTAGTCCTACGTTAACTACTCCAGTTATTTCTAGCATTGTTAATACTGGTACTCTTACTTTGCCTACGTCTACTGATACTTTAGTAGGACGCGCCACTACAGATACTCTTACTAATAAAACAATATCTGCTGGTGTTCTTACTGGAACAGTAACCGCTGGTGGTGGTGTTGGTACAGCAGGTCAAGTATTAAGTTCAACAGGAACAGGTGTCCAATGGATTGCTGCTCCTTCTGGTTTACCAAGTCAAACAGGTAACTCTGGTAAGTATCTCACAACTGATGGTAGTACGGCTTCATGGGCTGCTATTACTACTGATCCTAATCCATCTATCTTTATGCTTATGGGAGCGTAACAATGGCAACAACATATAAAGTACTAGCACAAACAGGTTCATCTGGTTCCACTGGTAACGGTTCAGCCACGCTGACTGCTACTACTAACACTAACCTTTATACGGTTCCTGCTGCGACAGCAACTATTGTATCCACCATTACGGTAGCAAACCAGGCTGCGACTGCAGCAACGTATCGTATTGCGATACGTCCCGCTGGTGCTGCTATTGCTGCGCAACATTACATTGCTTATGATGTAACTGTTGCTGCTAACGATACGACTGCTTTGACTCTTGGTATTACTTTGGCTGCTACAGATATCATTACCGTGTATGCGTCTGCATCCACTATGTCGTTTCATGTGTATGGTTCTGAAATCGCTTAATCTATTTTAGGGGTTTACTGTGGCTGTTAGCCGGTTTAAGAGTTCTTCAATAGTTCAGGGTTTCCCCAAATTTCAGAACGCTAGTTGGGGCAAAAGGCTTGGTGAATACAAGTTTGTTCATATGATTAATAATTCTTTTGATCTAAAATCTCAAGGTTTAGTTATGGGAACAAACGAATATTATACTTCTGGTAGGGCTGGTACTTCTTTAATTGTTAGCAAGTATGCTGCTGATGGAAGCAAAATTTGGTCTAACACTTATCAAGTAAGCAGTGCTACTACCGCTCAAACAGCCGGTGGTATGGCTATTGATTCAACTAAAACATATTTATATGTTGTTGGTTGTAATCCCACTGTAACTAATGGTAACTTTATTACTAAGTTAAACACATCTGATGGTTCTGTTGTATGGACTCAAATTATTTCACCTATTGCAGATTATGTTTTTATGGTTGGTTTAGACAGTAATGATAATCTTCATTTGCAAAGTTATCGTGATCCAGGTGATTCAACATACAAAACTGTTATTTTTGGTATTGACAAAAATGGAACCAAAATGTATGAAAGAACTATCACTGGTCTCATGACTAATACTGGATTAGTTAGCAATGTTGTTGGCAATGTTATTACTATTGGTGGTTTTGCTAGATCTACTTATGCACCTGCTGGTAATAATATATTATTTTATTGCATATATGATATTAATGGAAATATTTTAACCAATAAACAAACCGCTTCTGGTAATTCAGATGTTGGTATGTTTGGATTACAAGATAAACAAGGATATATTTTAACTGGCGGATACACTGGTTCTGCTACTACTGGAATAATACATAAAAGTACTTATGATGGTACTATGATTTACCAATATAATATTACTGGCGATGCTTCTACTTCCGTATATATGTATGGTGCTTGTAGTGATTCGCAAGGTAATAGTTATTTTACTGGTTATGTTAATAGTGGTTCAACACAGTATGCTCCTACAATTTTTAAGTTTAATGCTGCTGGAACATTACAATGGCAAAGAAGATTTACTGCTGTTTCTACAAGCATTCCAATTAATATTGTATATGTTAATGATTCTTATGTTATTGTTAATTGTAATTATGCTGATGGTACATATAACCGTCAAGTAAACTTAATGCTTCCTGCCGATGGTAGTGGCACTGGAACATATACTGTTAATGGTTTAACGCTTGTTTATGCTGCATCTACTGCAACAGTAACAGCATCTAGTCGCGCATTTTCTACATCTTCTTTGTCTACTTCTGCTACTACTATTTATAGTTTTTCTTCTGGAACTTTAACTAAAACTACTGCATCAAATACTGAAACAAAGGTGGCGTTAGCGTAATGGGAGTTAAACAATTATCTTCTGCTTCTGCCATTACTGGTAGTAAGTCTAATAAGTTTTGGGATCAGTCTACTTATGTGGGTGATTATGTGCAGATTGCTTCTGCTGTTGTAGATTCTAGTGGCGCTAATATGATTACTTTTAATAACATTCCACAAACTTTTTCTCATTTACAAGTACGCGGTTACAATCGTTCTGTATCTGCCAGCACGGGTGGCATGTGGGGCAAAACATATTTTAATGGTGATGTTAATACTGCTAACTATTATTCTCACAACGTATATGGTCAAGGTGTTTCTGCTATATCTTCTGCAAATGGAAGTACGGTTAGTCAATATTCTTTTTTTACTTGCCATACTGGAGATGCTTCTTGGGGCAATATCATAATGGATGTACTTGATTATTCTTCTGTTAATAAATATAAAACTTCTCGTTTTCTTTCCGGCTATGATGCTAATGGTACTGGTTATTTAATGCTTAATTCTGAATTGTGGATGAATACTGTTGCTGTTAGTTCTATTAGTATTGATAATACTGGTTCTAATTTTGCACAGTATTCACGTTTTGCTTTGTACGGGGTGAAATAAATGGGTGTTACTTATACGATTGGCAATGCTAGCACATATATTCCTATTGCTACTTATACTGTTGGTTCTGCACAAGCCTCATACACTTTTTCAAACATTAGTGGAAGTTATACTGATTTAGTTTTAATTGCTACTATACAATTATCTGCTTCTGGTCAATCATTTTTATATCAATATAATGGAGATACAAATACTAATTATTCATTAACTATTCTTAAGGGTAATGGCACAAGTGCAACAAGTGACAGGCGTTCAAACATAAATTACCAACTAGCAGCCGGATGGGATGCGGGTTTGCCTAGTTCTGGAACATCATTTGCAACAGCCATTATTAACATTAACAATTATTCTACCTCGGCAACTCACAAAACAAGCATTTGCAGAGGGTCAAACGCTGCGGGTGGAGACGTTACTACTAGTGTATGTCTTTGGAGAAACAACACCCCCATTACAAGTATTACTTGTTATACGGGTGGAAGTGCAAATCTTGCAATAGGTACTACTCTTTCTCTTTATGGTATTAAGGCGGCTGGTTAAATGGGTGCTGTAGGTACACATACTCTTATAGGTAAAATTACTGTCGGCGCTGCTGGTGTTTCTTCTGTTACTTTTAGTTCTATTCCTTCTACTTACACTGACCTTAAAATAGTAGGAAGTGCAAGAACAAATCGTTCTGGTCAAGTTGATGACCCTATTGGAATATATTTTAATGGTTCTAATACTTCTTTAACATATCGTTATATTGCTGGCTCTGGCACTGTTGCTAATAGTAGCAATGGTGCAAATGGATATATTGCAAGCGCTACTGCTGCTAGTGCAACAGTAAGCACTTTTAGCAATTTTGAAATAATGATTCCTAATTATACTTCTGCATTATATAAATCTTACAGTGGTGATTCAGTTACTGAAAATAATGCTACTGCTGCTTATGGTATTTTATTTGCTGGATTATGGTCTAGTATATCTCCTATCACTTCATTAACTTTGTTGTCTCAAACTTCAAATTCTTTTCAACAATATTCTACGTTTTCTTTGTACGGTATTAAAACAAGTAGCATAGCACCATCACTTAATCCTCAAGCATTTGGTGGTGACATTGTTGTTAATGATGGCACTTATTGGTATCACGCATTTATTAACACAGGTACATTTGTTCCTAAGCATGCTTTGCTTGCTGATGTACTGGTGGTTGCCGGTGGTGGTGCTGGAGGATTTAATCAAGGAGGTGGTGGTGGTGCTGGAGGTGTTGTTTACACAGCATCACAATATCTTTCTAGTGGAACTATATATACTTCAACAGTTGGAGTAGGTGGTGCGGGTGTTACTTCTTCAACATATGGAGGCAATGGTGGTAACTCTAATTTAACGGGTGGCATTCTTTCGCTTACTGCCGCAATAGGTGGTGGAGCCGGTGGATATAATACTAATATTTCTGGTAGGTCTGGCGGTTCTGGCGGTGGTTCAGCAAGTTATAATAGTGCCGGTGGTTTTCCAGGTGGTGCAGGAACCTCTGGTCAAGGTAATGCTGGTGGTGCTGGATATAACTATGATGCATCATCGGGTGGTGGTGGTGGAGCGGGAGCGGTAGGTCAAACTGCCCCAAGTGCTGGTCAATCTGGTGCTGGCTGAAGTCTCGCGTTTCCTGCTTGAAGACATCCTTGCCACGCAGGCGAAAGCGCATCGCGTGGCTACGGAGGCGATCGCGGCCGTATTGCGGCGCCACCCGCAGGTGTGGGTTTATGCCGATGAGATCTATTCGCGGCTTTGTTATGCGGAGAAGTTTT